CTTAATGCGCCGGTAAGGAGGTTATCTCCATAGCTTGCGCTGTCTGCTAGCGAGTGAAAATTGCTGAATAACGCCACGCCATCATATCCGGTATTGGAAAATCCGTTGTTGATTACATCTCCACAGTTGGTTTCTATCCTTACACGAAGCCCTTTGCCAAGTGCCGGAGCGCTTCCGTCTTTACCCTTGCCTTTCATCACATTGTAAAGGTCATCACGGGTTAATTCCCATGTAAGAGAATATCCCTTGTCAAACCTCTCCGCTGTGAAGATCGCTTCATCTCCCTGAGACATCTCATCTTCATTTATGGTGTTACCTTCTGTGTTGCTATCCCACATTCCGAATGCTCCCATGTGCGGGAATGTCTCTTCCTTTTTGCTCATCATGTCAACGCCGAACAGTTTTGTATACTGCGGTTCTTTTTCGGTATACGCATTGTAGATTATCTTCTTGTGTATTGGCGTTAACAGGTCACCGAAATTATCTCTTGTCATTTTCATTCTGTATCAGCTCCTTTCTGTTAAGCCATGCCATATACTCTGTTGCAGAGTATGACGTCTACTGTTTCCTTGTCCGAATTATAAGCGGACCCGTCAGGTTGCGGCATTATCTGAATATAGCCGCCGGTTGTATCGTCAGCGTCTACCTCATAAGCCGCAGTTCCCATATCGTGTTTTGCGCCTACCGCAAAGTTAGTTGCAGTTCCCGTATATGGAGCTTCGTAAATCGAAGCAGGGTTAACATCAACCAATATAATGTCAGCTGATGTTGCCGTAGTTGTAACAATGTCAGTAGCAGAAACGCCAAGAACCGTGCCTGCCGATGCGGCGTCTGCCGCTATGGAAGCCTTTCCGGTATCCAACACAACCATGTCGCCACCGTAAATGGTTTGACTGTCGTTAACCTGGAATACCTTGTATATAGGCGCAGTTCCGTTAAGGGAACCTTTGTACACCATTCGCCTTGCCATTAGTTATCATCCTTTCTTTTTCTTGTATAATCGTTCCATGTGACTTATGTCCTTTGCGTTTTTCATAGCTGCATATTCAGCCGCCGTCATTCCGGCTGCCTTTGCAATGTCCATTTCATCCTTTGTGAGCTTAATCTTATTGCTTTTAACTTCCGTTTCACCGTTTTCAGTTGTATCAATGCTGCCGTATTCCTGCCGCTTTTTGACATTAGCTAATACTTCCTGCTCAATTTTGCTCCTTAAAGCGGTTTCGGAAAGTTTGTACTTGCTCTCACCAAACATGGCATTGTAGCATTGTTTTACGGTCATTCCGGTCTTGTCAGCCATTTCCTCAAGTTCTTCCCGGAAGTCCTCCGCATCGGAATAAAAGGAATCATTTTTGAGATTCTCAAATTCCAAATCACGGAATTTCTTGTTGACGAGTGCTTCAACGTTTTCGGCCTTGGACTTGCTCTTGCTTATAAGCGAAGCCAGAGTATTGGCTATGTTTTCATCAAGCCCCAATTCATCAAGGCTCTTTTTGGTGTCATCCTCGGATGGTTTCTGTTGTAGCTGTTCTTTTAAGGCTTGAAGTTTGCGCTGGTACTTCTTGCGCTCTGCAAGCAAAGCCTTTTTCGGAACAACATCCTCCGGAATTTCCTCCTTTTTGTCCTTGGGTTTGTCCTTGGGCTTATCCTCAGGGTTAGCCTCTTCCTCGGGTTCGTCAGGCTCATCCTCAACAAACTCATCCAAATCAACCTCTATGCTGCCATCATCCATAACGTCATCAATTTCTATTTCCTCGTCACCAAACAACTGAATATCAATGTGTTCAAACATTTCGTACCTCCGATTTTCCGTGTCTCCACGATATTTTTGCGGTTGTTTCGCCAACCGAAGCGAGCGCAGTTTAACGACATGCGGAAGGTCAGCGCAGTTTTAAGCCATACGAAGGGCATAAAAAAGACCTTTCGGCCTTATTTCTTCTTTTTTGGTTTCCATCCGGTTTTTCTCATAGTGCCGTAAATATAGGCGTCTTTTCTCTTGCCTTTAAGCCCCTTCTTCTTTGCCTGTTTTCTCATCTTCTGTTCCATCTTTTTCGGCATTTACCATCGCCTCCCTGATTGCATTTTTCAGGGCATCATTTTTCATGGAAACAAGATTACCCTTTACCCCTGCCTTGGAAGCCATTTTTATAAGTTCCTGCCGTTTCATGCCATCTAAATCGGGTATTTTAACCTCGTAAACTTCTTCCATTGAATCATACTTTATGACATCTTCTTCCTGTTCAATGATTGACGGTATCCTTGGTATTTCCTCTTTGATAAGGTCAATCACTGTGTATGAGTTCCCGCCAGGTGAAAGCAGCGCAATATATTCCTCTCCGCAATCACACACCGCTTTAAGCAGCTTCTTTACCCTGTTGCCATAGTACCCTTTTGGCATGTTCATCTTTATAAACGGCGGCTTCATATGCTTTCCGGTTATAACAGTTCCACACTTGACACAACTCTTACGGTGTAATACCTTTGTTAAATCCATTGTCTTACCCCCTGTATAGTTTTTCAGTGATATATTCATCCACTGTTATTGACTTGCCTTCCCATCCGCATTTGTTACACCTTGCACGGTCTTTCGCACCGTACCTATAAGCACCGGTTTCACACTTGGGGCAAATTAACCTTTGCCCGTGTCGTCTTAAAATATCCTGTGTGCCGATTACGATTTTCCCGGTGTCTTTCTTTAATTGCTTAATGTCTTTCTGCCACCATTCATGTGATGTCATGTGCTTTATGAAAGTATTTTCAAGCTCCCTTTCTGTCCGGGGAAGCAACACTATCAAGGACACCACCTCCTAGATTTTTTAATGCCGCAGGCCTGCCGGAAGCCGACAAACCTTCTATATCAGCATAAGGCCTTTGTTCCTCAGTACCTTTTGTCGCAGCTGCCATCTTCTGTTGCTCCAACTTCGCTACTATAGCCTGCTCTTGTTCCCATGACGTTTCGGGAAGTATGTCATATTCCCTTAGCCTCTGGCGGTATTCAGGGATGGACATTGCACCACTCATGTAAGATTCTTTTGTTACCGTATACCTAAATGCTTTATTATTCGGTACTCCCGCACCTATGGATACTTTCATGTCAAACCTCGCACTCTTGGTTAAAGGCTGCCCTTCACTGGTTGTTGAAATCATGTATTCAGGTACCGGCGTGTCAGGGTTCGCATCCATCCACTTTCTGCGAAATCCCTCATCCACAGGCTTTAGCTTGGGAGCTTTCTTTAAATCGCTTGCCCTGAACCATACAAAGGTGTTTCTTTTGTTGGTTATCCTGAATGCCTGTTCCTCTGTCCAGTTCTCTTTGACAAGTTCCAATGCGTAAACTATGGCCTCGCTTAAAGTCTCTTCGATTATCATTTTGTCCCTGTCTACACCTGCAAGTCCTGACTGGTGAAGCGCCAATGCCTCTGTTGCCGTATCTACCCCTCGTTGCTGGATTCCGGCAAGCTGGTCCGAAAACCTTGATATTATCGGCCTTTCATTGTAGATTGCGTCATTCCTTCGCTGTATGATGTAATTTGGCATTTCAGGCGGCTTTACCATGTCCCATTCTTTTGTGTCTACCGCAGGGATGTTTAATCCGGGTTCATTTGTCCACTTGTCTATGTCTATCCCTGACTTAGTGCCAACAATCTTTTGAATATTTCCTGTCAGCCTTGCATTTATCCTCATCTGGTCATCAAGGTCGTTTATCAAATCCTGTGTGTTTATAAGGTGTTCGGCCCCGCCCTTTGCGTATGTTGTCCCCTCCCTCGGCTGGTCAGGGGCTACAAAAAACGGATACGTGTTCTCAGGTAATTTTATTTCATGGTCTTTGCTGTCCCACAGTATCACGCCACAGCCGGACATCTGTATTAAACGGACTTTCTTTCTCTCCTTGGTAAACACAAACATGTGCATATAATTGTCCCTGGTTATCTCATCATGCTCCCCCTCATCTTCACCATACAACCATTCTGATTCCACCGGATGAAAAGAAGGCCATATTATTTCCGCCCTCTCGCTGTCAAACGCCGGGTTGTTCTTCGCCCAATAAAGAGACTTGTTACAAACGGCTATTACAAATCTTCCGTTCTGAATCTCGTAGACATCGGTTACGTTGGGGTCCCAAAACACATATGCGGGATTCCATGACTTTAACCACGGCAAACCCATACCTTCCAACAGTTCAGGGTTAAAGAATACTGAAAATATCGCCTCACCGAATTTTTTAAACCTCCGGGTTGCAATATCAAGTTTTCGCTTCATCCTGTTTTGGTCTATTATAAACTGCCCTATAATTTGTCCTATTTCACAAAACGGCACATCGGACGGTTCAATCGGGTTTGCTAATACCGAAACATTCTTTTCAATGGTTAATGCCGTCTGCCCTTCTATGTTCGGATTGATAATGTTTGTATTGCTCCCCGGGTCCTCATCATCCTCGGGTAAATTGACATCACCCTCCCAATACCGGTCCATAAGTTCCCACCTGTCGAACAGTCCTCTATTGTCTTTGTCGTGCCATGCACTCCTAAACCAGTCAATGTATTTGTCCGCCAGTTTAATTTCTTCTTCGGACATGACATCTTCCCGCCTGTCCTTCATTTCAACTTCGGTGTCAAGCGTTATCTTCATCGTCCGTCACCTCGTTTACTGTCCGTTTCTTCCTTGGTTTTACCGGCTCCAAAAGGTTGTTGTCCCGTGAACGGAATTTCTCGTATTCCACTTCATAGGTCCTTAAAGGATTTCGCAAGCTCGGCCTTACCCTTTTAACCGTAGTCTCAACTTTAGGCTTGCTCTGCGAAAATCTCGGTCTTGTAAAATAGCACAATAAAAAACCGCCTGCAAACAAAGCGGCTCCGATTAACATTTCCATACTACCACCCTATCACTGTTTTTCTCGGCCTGCGTGCTGCCATTGAAATTACGCCCATGTCCTTTAATTCTTCTTCGGAAGCATACCCAATATTTAATTCTCTTTCCTGTGGAGCTATGAACACATACATAAACTGTGAAAGCCCTTGGGTACACATATCAACTATGTCATCTTTCTGTGTTTTTTTCTCCGGCCTAAAAGCCGCACACTGTTCTATTACCGTATTGGCCCATAAACATTTACGCCATACACCCGGAGAGACTTCTATTTCCTCCGGGATATAAACATTTCCCGCCTCCCATAAAGGAAGAACGGCGTTTACCCTTTCGCCCTTCCCTTTAGCTGGTGTTACCGGGATTAATCCGGGAAGTTTTGTCCGCATCATGGTAATAACCGCCGGTCCGTTGGCCTTGTCCTCAATATACTTCCCAATCGCCTTGGGCCATTTCTTTGTCATTCTATCAATGGATTGCATGGTCTTTACAATGTCTTTTCTCTCATAATCCAAATCCAACAGGTAACAGTTAGGTCCTATCCTTCCTAATACACCACCGGCAACAAAGTCAGATCCGTCCGTATCTTTAAACGAACAATCCCATGACTGTATAAGCTGGTCGAACCCTTTGCCTTTTTGCATTTCCAGAGAAAGTTTATATCTCTGCCAGAACTTCCGCTTTATCATGTTACCTTCAACAGAGGTCGGCCTTTGCTGCATTAATGCGTTCCACGCCCTTACGCCACCTTCTGTCGGGTCATTCATGAAAGATGTCTTGTACCTTTTAAGCCATTTATTATCTTTCCCGGCTTCCGGCAATAAAGCGTCCCCCGGTTTTCTTCCGGTTATTTCCTCATTGTCCTCAGCTTCAAGAGGGAAACTTATCTTAAACCACTTTTCGGGTTCAGTATCAAGCAAATACCCTATTAAATCATCCTCATTCCACCGGGTATGAATCACGATATATTTACAGGTTGCCGATGCCCTTATCCTGATAACATTAAGCCATTCGTCTATTACAAATTTCTTGTAGCTCGGGCTGTCAGCGTCCTGCCGGTTCTTGTACGGGTCGTCTATTATTATCAAATCACCGGGGTTACCGGAAATCCCACCGCCAAACCCTTTTGACATCATGCCGCCGCGGGTTTTCTTCAACTCAAACTCTGTTGCCGCCGCCTTATCCGGCGAAATCTCTATGTTGAACAATTCCTTGCCAAACTCTATTATCTTTTCTTTGTTCCTTCTGCCAAACTTTTCCGCAAAGTCTTCATTGTAAGAAACCTCAATAACGTGCTTGAACGGGTTCTTGCCTAAAAAGTATGACGGTAATGTCTCAGTTACACACCGGGACTTTCCGCACTGCCCAGGCATCGATATTGTCATTCCCTCATACGGTTCACCGTCATCGTTTAAAAGCTCATTCCTCAAAAGCTTGTCTATGCAATCACAGATATAAACCTGAAACTTTGCTATCTTGAATTCCTTGTCAAAAGCGTGAGTGTATCGTACATACTTCCAATAGCACTCCCTAGCTTCCAGTTTGTCAATCAGGGCCTTTTTCTCTGCCGCCTGCCGATATAAAAATTCAAGCCTTTTCTTCCTTTCTCTCTCTGTCATGTCCTCACCCTTTCTCCACCCCTAAAAAGAGGGCCGGGATTTTCACCCGGCAATAAGGAGGAGTGCAATATGAATTGGAAATTATTTTTCCGTTTTCCGTGATACTGCCCCGGTGGAGCAATGGCATTTTTCCGCATGGTTGACACGTTTTAAATTTTAGCAGTTATTTACAGTTTTGGATATTGCCCTGCGTCTTTCCATCTTACACCGCCCAAAACACGAATCCGGTAGTTCTTAAACATGGTCTTTAAAACCTTGTTTATCCTGCTGCCCTTGGCAAATAGCCACGGATTAACAAAATACTGCCGGTTCTTACTGTTGCGCCCTTTGTAGAGAATATCTTTCTTGACAAGGCTGTTTATAGCTTCGTATACTGCCCCACGGGAAAGACCGGATATCTCAACTAAATCTTCTGTACCTATGTCAACCCCATTGCCGTAAGCTAAATGGCAGTCGTTATATGATATATAAGGCACTATGGAGAATAAGAAAGCCTTTTCGACAATAGACAGTTCCTTCATCCACTTTTCAAGTTCCTTGATGTGTCCCTTGTAAAAGTGCTCTATCTTCCATTCATCAACGCTTTTCAAGTAGTCAATGCTTTCCTTGCGTACAACTCTGTCACCCGCATATATTGCATCTATTTCCCTGCCGCTTTCAGGACTTATAACTATGCCCCGCTTCTCTTTTTCCATAAATTCTCCTTCCATATGTCCACCTCATGGACATATAAGGGGGGTTTACGTCCACCACATGGACATATCAAAAAACCTTGTAATGCTTAATATCAGCGGATTACAGGGCTGTTTTTTCCGATTTGGTCCCTCTTATTCTTAATTCACCCTGAATGAGTGTCATGTGAGCGTTATTTGAGCCGGAGTTGGTGCGATTTGTCGGGGGGCTGTAATATATATCGAGTACCCCCTCCCCGGCCCCTACCCCCTGCTGCGTGATGGCTGTTCCTTCCATTAAAGGCAATTGTTATGTCATTAGACAAAAATATAATTTTGCCTAATGTTAATCCTCTGGAATGACCTCAACCTCTACAGCCGCAGGGCCTTCCAGCCTTTTGATTTCCTCAACTAATTCCTTCATTTCTGCCTTAATCTGCTGAATATTTACATTTCCTTGAATAAATGTATTTCCAGAGCCTAGTTCTGGCCGGGTTGAGACGTAACCTGGCATCCGGTTCCGCAGGTACAAATCTGCTGCATTGTGATCCGGTGGGACATATACCTCCTCCACCAGGTCAACCACAACTCCATCTTTTCCGGGCCGCTGCTTACGGACAAAAGCCTTGATACCAGTGGATTTGCGGTACATGGCGTCAAGGACTAAACAGTTGCGCTCATCCTGTGCGCGCGTGTATAGCTCAGATATCTCAGAATATTTCCGCTTATACCTCCACCACGTATCGTAACTTATGCCCAATTGCTCAGCAATGCTGCCCTCCGTGTAGCCTGCCTTCATCCATTGATATATCTCTTCTAGCCTCGGCCTCACATGCGTTTCAAACTTTGAACTCTCTTCCAACTCAATGCTTGGTTCCACAGTTACAGGCGCACTCTGCTTGTCGGGATCGATCTTTCGGGCATTCCTTATTTTCTTTTTCTTTTCCTTGATCTTCATCGCCCTCACCTGCCTTGCATCCTCAACTCTCTATCCCCTGCCACTGCCACTGCCGTGCTTTGGCCTACCTATATATACAGCTATCTCCCGCCCTGATTGTTTGCTGTATTGTTTCCCCTCCGCCGAAGCGGCACACCTAAAAGTTTTTGGGCGCTAGCATTGCATCACGCCCGGAACCCCGGACATAAATTTACCCCAGCTTACGCCAGGGCTGTAAAGGGGGTGGGATATCTAGTTATTTAAGTGTGTCCTCCCACGCCTAGGGCGTAGTATCCACAGTACCATTGTAGCATATATATGTTGTCTCATGTTGTCTCAAATTGTCTCACTTTTATAAGCACTTTTTTGTACACTTTGCACAATTATTTTTTACATCTTTGTACACATTGCATATTTACATACCGCTTGAGTGGGTATATGATAGGTATGCAAGCAACAATACAGGCCACGCAGCACCGGCACCGCAACGGCCACTATGTTAGGGGATACGCCGGAGCAGTACGCTCCACCGGACACAAACAGCCCTGAAGCACATACCGTAAGCGTCGGTGGGTACTGGACATATTTGATTGATTAATAAAGCATCCGCTTATAACAGTGGGATATATGACCACTGGGGAGCAATTGAAAGCCCGGCGCACCAACCACAGCACAACCGGGCTCAAGCAGACAGCCGAGGCCGTCAAATCTATTATATACTGGCGGCCTCTAAAAATCAAGATAGGAGGGGTCAAAGTGAAACGAATCACGAGGTACGACGTGAGGCTTGTGAAGGAGGAGTGTAGATTGTATGACTTGCCGGACACAGTGGCAAACAGCAGCCGGAAGGCCGGGGAAATAGTCCAGTTGGTGTGTGATATCCACAATGCAGCGGTCGAAAAGTTTGGGGTCTTGTGTCTCAATCACCGCAGCGAGGTAGTTGGAGTACACATCATACATATTGGCGGCATCAGCGAGAGCCTTGTTGATGTGCGGGCAGTATATCAGCGGGCGCTGCTGCAAAACGCATCATCCGTCATATTGTTTCACAATCACCCCAGCGGTTCGCCGCAGCCCAGCGCGCCGGATATCGCTGTCACGCAAAGGCTCAGGCAGGCAGGCGCAACGCTTGACATCAAAGTGCTTGACCACATCATCGTGTATGGGGACAACAAATATACCAGCATGGCAGATAGCGGGCTGATATAGCAAACCACCGAGCCGGGGCGGTATCCCCGGCAGAAAGGAGAAGGAAAATGCCACAGTTTGAAAAGTGTCCGTACTGCGGAGCATGGCGGCTACAGAGCGAACTTGAAAACCATATGGGAGCTTGTATCATGTACAGGCCAAAGGAGGCAGAACAATGTTTTACGAATCCTGTAGAAAAGAACTCAAAAGCAAAAAAGGCACGGACTTTAAGCAGGGCGACGTTATACGAGTAGGTAACTTTGAAATTGAAATAGACTATGGTAAAGAGAAGTTTCGCACCCCTGCAATGTGCAGTAAGGTGTTTGACCGCAATAAAATGAAGTATCAAAACGTCGTATTTCGGCAGAAATATATAAGTGATTTTTTACACAGATAGCAGAGTGCCGGGGAGTAATCCCCGGTAATGCGGCAGCGGATACGGTCACAAGCCCCGATACCGCAAAAATTTGAGGGAGGGTTTGACGATGAAAATGTACAAAGGATTTAGGTTTGACGACAAAAATAACATTGTCTATGACGAGGGTGGGGAGATATTTAAGGGCAATTACAACCAGTGTATACACTTTATCAACTTTATGGGCAAGGGCAATGTCCAGATACCCTACAGAGTGGACCTGGATGACATCAAGCACCGTGACCCGGCATATGAGAACAAGGTTGCCGCTGTACTCAGGACCATGCCGGTATATGCCGCATGGAGCAAGCGGTGTGAGTATCTAGGGGATGTGTATGAGCCTTTGGAGACATACGCAAGAGAGCAACACCCGGACGAGTACGCCAAGGCGTGTGAGCAAGTACCTTACACACATGAGGACGCCAAGCGTCACCTTGACGCAAAATTTGACGCAGAAATGACACGTAAAGGCCTCGAGGGTATCCGGGTATTGTCTGAGCAAGACAAGGCTGACAATGAGTTGTGGGCAAGTTTCACGAATTGGTAGTAGCCAGGCTTCATCCGGGTTGAGCCTGAATCAGCCCGGTGCCAAACTTGGGTGGCGACCTACCGCCAGAAAGGAGTTGTTTTGTGATGAAGAAATGGAACGAGAATGACCTATTGGCAGCTATACAGGACGGAATCAGCACGGATTGGAAGAACTCAGACCTGCACAGAGGCGTTGAAATCGCTTTGACGAGAATCGCTACAGAGAATTATGAAGGGAAGGAGGAAGATGTTGAAATTATACTTGACCACCTGAACGATGACAGAATGGCAGGTATGAGAAGTTATGCCGGATGCCCAAACGGCGACCTGAGCTTGCAAGACGTTGAAGTTGTCCTGTATGATGGTGATACCAATTATTACTGTTGCTTTGTCGAGAAGATGGCAAAAGAACTGAACGGTTACCAGCTATGGTTTGAACGGAATCTTTTGGACAACGACTATGATACGGCCGGGATATGCAAGGTTGGCGAATCTCCTACGTATGATTATTACTGCGAAGGTTTAGCAAACGTATGGAATGAACTGACAGGTGACAATCTTGACGGAGCAAGCGATGTTGGGGATTTGTATTCGGGATTATGGGACGAGTACGATTGTTTTGAATGAGAAAAGCCCGCTTAATGCGGGCCCTCTTCCTTGTAGGTAGACTATACTCCATTGACACTGCCATTCCTTGTAGGTAGGCTGTGGAGTTTGTTTTCGGGGATAGTATATCACTATTCCCGGAGGATTGCAAGAAAAATTTTCCCAGCGGCGGGGATATACGCCGCAGAAAGGAGTAGAAGATGAACAAGAAAGAACTGGTTAAAAAAATTGCCGAGGCTAAGGTGAGGGTGAAAAACGATTACACCAAGTACGAAAAAACATATCCTCTTGTAGATATGTTCTCAAAGTATGGTTTTGACTATACTTTGAGCCCTTTTGGAGATCAGGTCATGTGGGAAGTCACCAACATGCTGAGAAGTATGTTGCCCGAGGGATATGAGCCGTCAACTACATCGTCTTCCAATCAAGACTATGTAAGTGGTATTTATATCGGGGACGTAGATGTCCGCATAGATGATGTAGATGATTTGGTAAATCTACCGATTGGAGTGCTTGAAGTGCTTGCAAAAATGGATGGGGTGGAAGTTGTTGTGTGAATTGGTTCAGCTGTCCTATCGGCATGACGGGGAGAAAGGGGAGAGAACATGCAGGAAAGGAAATCTACGTCATTCACACTTTCAGCAGAAGCGTACCAGTTTTTGCTAAAAATAAGTGAACGGGATATGCGAAACAAGACAAGAGAGGTTGAGTTCCTAATCTTGAAACGGGCGGAGGAACTGGGTATAAAATCAAAAGAGGCTTAGCGGCCTCTTTTTTTATGTCTGGAAGTCCCGCCATGCCTTAAACAACCGCAGTGCCGTAGCTTTTGGGATGCCTGTTTCTACCACTGTCTGCTCCCATGTATACCCTGATATATACCGGCAATGCAATATCATCCTGGTTCGGCTGTCCTCGAGACTGTCTATATACTCCAGTGCAGCCTCCACCTTTGTGGTGAGTTCGTCAATCCGGCTTTGCAGGTGTTTTCTTAGCCTCTGGACGTCTCTCTCGTTTCCCCGCCAGTCCACACCGCCGACCTTAAAATGTCTCTCCTGGTACGGGAAATGACTTGAGGAGCCCTTGACAACATCTGTTGCGTGCCGGGTTTTGACACTGTATTCGGCATCCTCGATTTGCCGCTTCAACAACTCAATTTCCTTGTTTAGGTTCGGTATTTCTTGCAACTCTCGCTTTGTCATTTGTGGCCTCCTTCACAATTTCTTGATATTCTTTTTCGTATATCAAGTCCGGCCCACGGTGGTTCTCCGGCCATGCCTCATGCTCCCGCCAAATTTTCCGTCGCACAGCTTTTCTGAGCCGAGGGAAGTATTCTTTTGCCGCTCCCACATCTCTTGTCAGTCGCCACTTTTGGGCTTTGAACTCTTGTTTAAGGGCTTGTACCCATATTGCTTTGTATAGGTCCAGGTATCTGTTGTCTATTTCGTTCATGCAAAGTCCTCCTGCTCCTTGAATTCCCTTTTCTTCTCAATCCACAAGGAGGATTCGTACTCGTGATATACTGCAAACCATGCTTCAACTGTCATTGTTACCGTATATATCTCCTGTGTCACGCCATCTATGATTATCGTGCTGTCTGTGGCTATGGCATACATTTGGGCAAAGTCTTGCATTTCCATCGTCACAAACCATTTCCCATAGTTTTCTTTGTGTGCTACTATCGGCATGTTGTCGCTCCCCGCCGAATCCCGGATAGCTTGACGGATAAATTTTACTTTATCTCCTTCGGTGATAGTTTTTTGAAATTTCACTTCAACATGAATTCCTGGAAGTCCTGTCACATCTGCACTGTCTACCCCACCGGCATACTGTTGACTGCGCCTTGCTTCGTATCCGTGTTCCCGGCATATTCTTGCAAATTCCCTTTCTCCTGTTTTCCCTTTTTCTCTGCTATTCACTGCCATGTTATAAACCCCTCTTCCTTCTTGCATACTCACGCATTGCCGCAGCCAGCTCATATGCTTTTTGTTTGTCATCCTTGTGTATGTACCCCGGACAGTCTCCGCCCGGATGTTCCTTATACGCCCCACACATTCCATCGTGCCATTGTAAGCACTGTAAGCACTGTTCTGTTGGTTTCATCTTTTGTTCCCTCCTTTCAAAATGGCAATTCGTCATTATCTTCCGGCGTATAAAAACCGCCATCATGCTCCGTATTTGTAGATTGTTCCTGCGGCTTGCTATCCGCAAAATATACCTCGTCTGCTATAACCTCAGTCTTGTACCGCTTTTTCCCTTCGTTGTCCTCCCAACTACTTGTTTCAATCCTGCCCACTACTGCAACTTGGCGGCCTTTCTCAAAGTATTTGCTACAGAATTCCGCTTGCTTTCCCCACACTACCACCGGGATAAAGTCAGCCTTCCGTTCCTCCCCCTGCTTCTGGAATCGTCTGTTGACCGCCAGTGTAAAATTGCATACTGCTGTACTGCTTTGTGTGTACCTGATTTCAGGGTCTTTCGTGAGCCTTCCCATTAAAATCACCTTGTTAATAAGTCATTCCTCCCTTTCTTTTCAACATATTTTGCTTGCCCTAAACAAATCATTTTCAAATACATGAGTTTTCCTGCTAATGTTGATTCTTTCAACTTCTCTGGTGTAACTATGACCTTCACCTTATATCCCTCCCTGTAAGTTCCATAAACCGTTGGGATGACGGTTCAAAGATAATCTTGTTAAATATGTCTTTCTCTCCGTTTCTCTGTTTGGCTATGATAATCTGTATCTCACGTTTTTCCTTTGCGCTTTCTTCCGCATCTCCGTAATCAGGGTCATGAAGGAAAAATACATTGTCTGTGTCCTGTTCAAGACTTCCGGATTGACGTAAATCTGTAAGTTTCGGCATCTTATTTTCTTTTTGGTTTTCTCTGTTTAGCTGACTGAGTACCAGAAAGGGTATTTCAAATTCCAATGTCATCAGTTTGAATGAACGGCTTATATGGCTGACAAGTTCAGTTGCCCCCGATGTTCTTTTGATACTCCCACACAGTTGAAGATAGTCAATAACAACATAATCAAGCTGTCCTTTGTTTTTTAAGTCCCGGCATACACTTCTGATTTCTTCAACATTATGTACGCTGTCGAATATATTTATATTCATACTCGCTATGTCGGTGGATGCCTCTATTATGGCCTTAAAATCAATTTCATCCAGGTTTTTTGCATATCTGATTTTTTGCAAATTGACCGCACTTATATGGGCAAAAAGCCTTTCAACCAGTACATGGCGGTTCATTTCAAGGCTAAATATTGCCACGTGCTTATTCCGGTACGCCATATGCAATGCCACCTGGAGAGAGAAAGCTGTTTTGCCACAAGAAGGTCTGGCTGCAAGTATTGTCATTTCTCCGTCAACTGCTCCACCTGTATGCTTATCCAGCCAAGGGATTCCATAGTATTTCATGTTTTTGTCCTCCCGGCCATAGCGTTCTTCTATCTGTGCAATTGTTTCTGTGACTATGTGCCTGATATGTCTCTTTTCAATATTGCTGTCTTTAATCTGAATGTCCATTTTTGCCAGTACATCATTGCGGTAGTCAGTCAAAGATTCGTAATGTCCCTCATAGCTTGCGTCGATAACTTCCATAGCAGCTTTAATAACTTGCCTCCGGATTGACTTCCCCTTGACTATCCCAGCATAATGTTTCGCGTTTGCTACTGTAGGTATGGATACAGCCAAGTCACTAAGTTGCGTTACAAGCTGTGGTGCGTTCATCCGGTTTGATACGGTAACTATGTCCACGACCTCATTCTTGTTGTACATGTCGATTATGGTTCCGTATATATCATGGTTCTGCTCATTAAAAAAGTCAGAAGGTTGCAGGATACGCATCACATCTCCGATTGTGTCCTTGTCAATTAGCATTGCCCCTATGATTGATTTCTCTGCCGCTATGTCCTGCGGTTCTTGTCTGTAGTCCATTTTTATCCCCCTAATCTACTTCCCTGTATCCAGATTCCTTTTCTTTTGCTGGTGGCTCATAATTCTCGTCAAGATAATCCTCAAAAGGCTTTTCCTTTCCGAAAAAATTTGCCGATGTTTTTATGTACTTTAACTCTGTTCCCTCAGCCTTCATTCTTTTGCCATAGTTCTCACAAGCTCTTAAAAGCTCATCAAAAGAATAGTGCTTCAAACAGGCATTAAAGTTATTGAATGTTCTTCTTTTGTCCTGTGGTCTTGGATGTGTTTTATACAATTTTTCAAATTCAAGCGTATATATATTATTTTTATTTAATTTATTTAATTTGTTATCTTTTGTTATATCGCCGTTATAACAGCGTTTTGATTTTTTTTGTGGCTTGTCTCCCCAACGACTTGCCATTCCTAGCTTTCCAGCCTTTGACTTCTTCTCTTTCTCATCTAGGTATTTTTGCTTTCTTTTTCTCAAACTCTCGCTCCAAAATGCATTGTCATCACTTAAAAACAGTCCGTTTGCTATGCATGTGTTAATAACACTTTGTAACAGAGTTATATCAATGTTATTGCCTATGGCGACACCTTTAATTTTGTCATGGTGCAGGCATGTATCGGCATTGTCAAACATCATTTCTATCAATGCCCAAAATATACCGTAGCCTTCCCATCCAAGTTCAGCCCTTAACATTAACACCTTTTCATCGTTACGTGCATTACTATCATGACTAAAATAGTGAGCATCTTTCATGTCTGCATTTCCCCTTTACACTTCTGTGTTGCGGGACCGTGAAGGCCCAGCCCCGCCAGTCAACATTACAACTCTGTATTTTACCTCTCCTGCCTTCCGGAGTTGGTAGCATCTTTTAACAAATACAATCCTGTCTGATACCATTTGCCGATATGGTCTAGCCTATTTGCGATACAAGTAGGGCAAAGAAGGCCGGCTCCCTTGATAAAAGTCGGGTTGATTAGTTTCCACAATTCGTCAGGTATAACCATATCAGGGAACTCTCCATATTTCATTCTGCAATCATAACAACATCCATCCGGCCTTTCGTCGTCAGTGTATCTCCATTTATACCTGTATCCATCCACACCCTCACCCCTTTCTAAACTGTTCATATGCGACGTTCGTTAATGGGCTTAACGATATACTTCATTCTTCCTAACCAAGAAATAGCAAGTCCTTTATCCAGACCCCTATATCCTGCATATACATAATGTATCTTTGGAATTAACCCTTTATAAGATGTTTTCATATCTATTACCTCACCTCCGCAATCGTAAATTCTGTTGATTTCGTAAATTCTGTTGATAATCTTCAAACCTCTCACACTGCCTAAATATAAACTTGTTGTTTACCCATCTAGCAAGCCGCCGCAGTTCCCTTGGAGCATTTTTCTTGTCATATATCATCACATATGGGTCGTAACCTATATCCCGCAGCTTATACACCCTGTATAAATCCTGCTCCATGGTACTGTTGAAGTTGGTCAGCACATATACCCGCAACCGCCTGAAATCAATTTCGGAAGCCTTTTTAAAGTCTTTCAGGTTAGGCACAATGACTTTTTCGTCCTGAATGTTGTCCCACGCAAAGTGAAGCATTTTGACTTTAAGTTGCTTTATGTAGTGTGTTGTAAGCGGAGTTATCAACCGGGCATCTAACCCCTGCGTAATGTCCACCCATGCTTGACTATCAATGAGCTGTTGAAGCATATCATATCTGTCTTTGCCGCAGGCAAGCAGGTTCGGATCTAAAAGTTTGATATGCCTCTGCCCGTTCCAAAACTGTTGTAAATCAGCAACCTTCACGCTCCTCTGTCCTTCCTTTTGGGTTACAATGCAGAACGGGCAATTCCGAGGACAGCCCCTTGTCAAGAAGCCATATGCTATATTTTTGATACCATATAGGGTGTAGTCAGGGGATATGCTTTCAATTTCATCCGGTAGTTTGTTTTCCAAGTCATAGCCAGTGCCGCCCTTTATGATTTCACTTGCCCTGATGCTTGTTTCAAAGTCCGGCGTGTCCGTAAACACTTTTGACATGTATACTCTGTCATACTCTGCAAGCGGAAAGAACCACTCAACAGTATCACCCTGCTGCTTGTGCCACTTTGAAATTTTCATCAGTGGTAGATTCGGGAAGTTATGCCCGTCTACATCAATCAGTCCGATCCTCATTCTGACCTCCGCATACCTATTTATTTAACGTTGCCTTATAAGTGCTATAAGGCACTTCAATCCCACATGACAAAAACACCGGCTCCCCATCACAGTAAGTAGTAAAGGTGCCTGATGTTGATTTACTCTTACACCATTTAATAAAACCTCCGTATGCCATCTCAAATACCTTTTTATTCTTAATTCCATGTTCTGAAAATTTATACATGCCCTCTCTCCTTCGCAAAAGTATTTGTTATTCCATCCCCCGCCTAAACTCGTATGTTTCATCAAAGACCTCTTTTTTGTTATCCGCAGTTTTTGTGTTTAACGACATCTTCTTCTTAATTTCCTCAAACTGTTTGCTTATGTGTTCTATCCGTAATTTATTACATCTACTACACCAAAGAGATTTTTGAGAATATTCATTCCCGGCCTCATTGGTGCATTTCCCTTCAAACTCCCCAAACCCTATACATTTCAAATCAATCCCTCCAATTCCGTTAAAGGTGTACTTAACGCTGTTCCCAATCTTCTTCCCAATCATCACTTTCGTATGCCATTTCACAATCTTCTGATGTTCCATCGCAATCTGTAGCATCACATATGCATTGGTATTTTTCACACCACATTAACTCTCTCCCTCCTTTAACCCCTCCGGCCACTCCTGAATAGGGAACCGCTCATACAGTGGCCGCTTCACGAATACCGGAATATCGGATTCCCGACATATGTTTATTATCCGCTGTACCCATATATCTTTCGGCGGTTTAGCTCCAGGTCCGGTTTGTTGCCCGATTATCACCCAGTCAATCCCTCCAACGTCTATTTCCTGCGACACATCGTACCGTAACGGCTCAAGCGATAGATAGCTGTTTCTAAAAGACTGCATAGTATCTGAAATGCAATGTGCTTCTGATGTTACAAAACTGCCATCAGAATTTTCCCATGTTACGTCTTTAGGGTTATCTCCTGTAGTTGCTCCTAGCCAAAAGTTTTGAGGGCTTCCAACAGAAGGGAACCATTTGTAATACTTGTACGGATTCTTCGTCAAAAACAAATACTTATGCTGCGGGGCTTTTTCGCAAGCCTTGAACACTTCCTCTATCCATTCATCCGGCACCCAATC